TATGAATCAGGCGATCACAGGAAATTTTTCAGATAGTAACCAAGATGGTGTAGTTAATATAAATGATATATTGTTTAATATTGCTGCAAGTGATGAAGCACAAAATTTTCAACCGATTGATCAAGTAGCAACTAATGTTGATCAAACAGCAATCGATGCAGGGTTTTCTCCATTAAACTTTTCGATCCCAAACATGACGCAAGTAATAAATCCTAACGTGGAAACTGTGCCTTTGCAGATAACAGGTGGTTCGCAAATTCTACCAACACCCTTACCTGCTAACCCACAATTTTATGGAGTAGATCCAATGACAGGAGTTACAGGCTTATTATCAAATGCTGCAAATCCAACATTTAGATCAGGAGTTGCAGGGTTTACAAATATTTTACCGTACCAATTCCAGTTCGGTGTGCCAGCAGTTACCGCTGAGATTCCTTATTTTGGAATGGAAAATGCTACCACACTAGAAAATGTAGTTGATGATACAAGTAGTGCTAATGGTGTCTCAGAATTTCGCGGTATTTATGGACAATGATGACACCTAATGAAGCAATATTTTTATTAGAAAAAACAAAGTTTAAAGAAGAAATTCAACAACTAATTCTTATAAATTTAGAAAGTATAAAAAACACCGAGCAACACCAGTACGAAGATAGAGAGGATTACTTTCGTAAGATCAAGGTATTAGAAGAGATTCTTGCGCATTTTGAATCTTTGTCAATTACAGAAAGAATAAAGAAACGTAAATTTTTTTTAACTTAAAAGGATTAAAACTATGAGCGAAACTGTCACCGAAAATCAAGGCATGGAATCGTTAGATACTCAGCAAGCAGCAGGTAAAATTCTTGGTCTAATGGAGCAGAATGAGGCATCGCAAGATCAACCTCAAGAGCCAAAAGCAGAACAAGAAGAGCAAGCAGAGCAGCAAGTAGAGGACGTTGTTGAGGCAGCACCAGAAGAAAATGAAACTGAAACAGAAGAAGCACCGCAACTCGAAACTTATCGGATCAAAGCCGAAGGGGAAGAGCATGAGGTTACTTTAGATGATTTAGTTAAAAATTATCAACTGGAAGCAAATGTTCGAAAAAAGATGGAAACCCTTGCGCATGAAAAAAAGGAAATTGATGGAATAAAAACTGACTTGCAAACTAAGGTAAAAGACTTAGAGCAAGTTACGAAAACCCGTCAGGAATATGATGCAAGACTTCAACAGATAGACCAGTTTTTGTCGCAGCAAAAGGAAGATTTAACAGGCTTGAAAGAATCTGACCCAATAGCATATGTGACTAAATTTGCAGAACAGCAAGAAAGAGAAAAACAGCAACAACAGGTTAACGCCGAAAGATTAAGGCTTGCTCAAGAGCAACAACTACAAAATCAAAGGCTAATCGAAGAGCGTCTAAAAGTTGAAAGTAAACGTGTTAAAGAAATAATTCCTGATTTCGCTAATCCCGACAAAGCATCAAAATTACAGAATGAATTACGTTCTTATGCGAAGAAAAAAGGGTTTAGTGAGGAAGAAATTAACGTAGCTCCTTTTCAACACGATAGCAGGCACATTGATATAATGTACGAAGCCTATCAGTGGAACAAGCTACAAAAATCTAATCCTAGCGTTCAAAAGAAATTAAACAAAGCACCGAAGATGATGAAACCCGGTGTGAGTCAACCAAGAGATGATAAAAGAACGCGAGTAAACAAACTTAAACAACGAGCCAAGCAGACCGGCAAGATTAAAGATGTTGCCGCTGTCTTGGAAAGTATTATTTAGGAGATTTAAAAAATGGCAACATTTACAACACATAGCGCAGTAGGTGAAAGGGAGGACTTGCAAGATGTAATCTACTCCATTTCTCCGACTGATACACCGTTTATGAACTCAGTAGGTCAAGGGCAGGCGAGTGGAGTTTTGCACGAATGGCAAACTGATAGTCTTGCTTCAGTTAACGTTGGTAATGCAGCAGTTGAGGGGGCAGATGCTTCAACAGCCACATTAGCTGCAACTACCAGATTATCAAACCACTGTCAGATCAGCGAAAAAACTATTTCTATCAGTAGAACTTTAGAAGCAGTTGATAAAGCAGGGCGCAAAAGTGAGGAAGCGTATCAACTTGCGAAAGCAGCAAAAGAGATTAAAAGAGATATGGAAGCAATTCTTCTTTCTAATCAGATTGCAAGTGCAGGTGGTTCGGCTCAAGTTCGTCACTTAGGCGGTCTTCAAACATGGATTGAAACTAATGGTGTGTTTGCTTCTGCTGGTGTCGCAGGTTCTATTGGTTTAACAGCAAGAGTTGATGGAACGATAGATGGCGCAGAAAGAACATTCACAGAAACTTTGCTAAAAACAGTGGTGCAAGAAGTTTACACCGCTGGCGGAGATCCCAATATTCTAATGGTTACTCCTTCTCATAAACAGACTGTGAGTGGCTTTGCTGGGATAGCCGCACAGAGGTACATGGCTCCGGGTGATCAGCCTACTACAATTATCGGAGCAGCAGATGTTTACATGAGTGATTTTGGAACAATATCAGTTGTACCAAATCGATTTATGCTTTCATCTAATAGTGCTGATGATGTGGCTTTAGTGATTGATCCAGAGTATTTGGAGGTGAATTTTTTAAGGAACTTCACAACAAATGACCTAAGTATCGCAGGGGATCAGGCGGCTAAGAAGCAACTCGTCGCAGAGTACACTCTAGGGGTTCTTAATGAGGGCGCACAGGGTATTGTTTCTGATTTGGCGTAATGTATGGACTTTAAAAAAACAATTGTTCATCAAAGTGAGAACGGTGTAATCCTAGAAGATGTACAGGATTGCACCGCAATCATTGAACAGAATAAAAAAGAATTTAATCAAACAAAAAAAAGTGATCCTTGGAGCGGTGAGCCTTTTCGTAATAAGGTTGCGTCAATTCCTTTGACTGTTTTTGATGAATTGAACCGGCAAGGCATTTTGAGAGGCTTTTCAGTTGTTGATGAAAAAAAGTTTAAGGCTTGGTTAAATAATTCTGATAATCAATATTTTCGCACTCGAACAGGTAAAATATAATCATGGCTCTAAGTACTTATTCTGAACTACAATCATTAGTTGCAAATTATTTAGCTAGAAGTGATTTAACAGCGCAAATTGTTGATTTTATTCAGTTAGGTGAGGTGCGCTTGCGTAGAGATTTACGATTGCGAGAAATGTTAACTACTGCTGATTTAACAGTAAATGCTCAAGAGGTAGATGTGCCGAGTGATTTTTTACAGCTACGAGAAATACACTTTGATACTACTCCCATAACGCAGCTTGATTATTTAGTGCCAACAAGTTTTTTTAGAAATGGGCGCGTGAAAGAAATAGGCAGACCAGTATTTTATACGGTCACTGGAGATAAGTTTTTGTTTGGCCCTTCTCCAGATGCAACGCTAACGGCTAAATTATTATATTATCAAAAACCTAATTTTTTATCCGACAGCAATACGAGTAATGTTTTCCTTACAACTTGTCCTGATGCTTTACTGTATGCAACATTGGCGGAGAGTGAACCCTTTTTAATGAATGATGAAAGAGTTGCGATTTGGGCTAGCCTATACGATAGAGCGAGAATACAATTAACAAGCAGTGATGATGCCGCGGAGTTTAGTGGTAATCCAATGCAAATGACAGTCACATGAAAGCCATTACTTTTGGAGAATGGTTGCCAGATCAACCACCGATTGCAGGTGCTTTAGTCGAGGCAAAGAACGTTATTCCTAATCAAATAGGATATGCGCCTTTGCCATCTGTTTCCGCAATCAGCAATGATGCTTCAGATACACTTAATGGAGTTTTCGGAGGTCGTTTTGGTACTGTTACAAAAGTATTTGCTACATCGAATACAAAGATTTTTCAATACAGTAGTTCAAATTTAAACTTATCAAATGTTAGTAGATCAGGCAATTATTCTGCAAGTCCAACTGGTAGATGGTCTTTTGCACAATTTGGTAAAGTTGTACTAGCTGCAAATGGAGCAGAGCCACTACAAGGATATACCCTTGATTCTTCTAGTACCTTTCTTAATGTGGCTAGTGCAGCACCAACAGCATCTTTTGTTTC